GGAGATGCTGCAGCTTCACAGATGGGAGCAGCATTAGTCAAGAATACAGGTGTTCCTAGTGTTGTTATATCTCCAAAGAATGACTTATCTATGACAAGTGATGAAGCAGAGAACATAGCTGAAGTATTTGGTAGGAGATTTGGAGGGGAGAATAGAGGCAGACCATTAGTAATATCTGGTGGAGAAGTTGATATAAAAACTCTTTCTTTTAGCCCTAAAGATTTAGAAATAGGCAAACTTAGATACATAAATGAGGAGAGAATCTCTGCTGTTCTAGGTGTTCCTGCAATATTAGCAGGACTTGGATCAGGACTAGAGAGAGCAACATATTCTAATGCAAAAGAGCTTAGAGAGTTCTTTACAGAGCAAAAACTTATACCAATGTGGAATCACTTTGCTAATGAATTTACTAAACAATTACTACTACAAGACTTTGAGGACAATACAGATTACTGCCTCAAGTATGATATTTCTGATGTAAGAGCTTTATCACAGGATGAGGATGCAACTATGCAGAGAATATCACAGGGTTTTAACTCTGGATTTGTAACTGTAAATGAAGCAAGACAAGCAACACAATTACCTCCTTTAGACAATGGAGATTACTTCATAAGGAACTTAAGCATTGTAGAAGTGCCTGTAGAGGATTCTAATAATGTAATTATGTATCAACAGAACAGTAATAATGGTTTAGATTTCAAAGCAAAGTTAAGTGATATAAAAGTGGGAGATTCTGTTTCTTGGAGTATTGATAAAGATCCAGATCCACCATCAACAATTAATGGAGTGATAACAAGTATCAATCAAGATGATGAAACTGCAAATATAAAAGTTTGGGCAATCCTAGAGGATGGAGGGCATGAGGAAACAGATAGAACAGTAACAGTAGAAGTATCAAAGTTAAGAGTTATTAGTGCAATAGATAAATCAATGAAACAATTATCTGCAAGAGTAGAGAAAGCACTTAAGAAAAAGGTAGAGGATCATAATGCAGATAGCCCTAAATTTAGAGTAACAATAGGAAAGTTAAGAAAAGTATTTGAAAGAGGAGTAGGAGCATACAGAAACAATCCTGAATCTGTAAGAGGTAATGTAAGATCTGCAGATCAATGGGCTATGGCTAGAGTAAATGCTTTTCTTAAAGCATTAAAAACAGGTAAATTTCCTAGAACTCCTTTTGATACTGATCTACTTCCAGATGGGCATCCTAATGCAGGAGATGATAAGTATGGAAAGCCTAAGAAGCCTAGAACAAGAAAGAAAGCTGTAGAGAATGTTCCTGATTATATACAAAAGAATGCACAAAGAGGATTAGATCTTTTAGAGTTTGCAGGAGATGGTTTAACAGATAAAACTAAAAGAGAAGCCAGAGATATGGCTAATGGAAAGATTAGTGATAACAAAGTTGTAAGAATGGCAGCTTGGTTTGCTAGGCATGAGGGAGACTTAGATTCTGATAGAGCTAATGATTATCTTTCTGGAGATAGTGATAGACCAACTGCAGGGCAAGTAGCTTGGTTGTTATGGGGTGGAGATATATCTAAATCTAATAAGATGAGAGCTTTTAATTGGGCTACAAAAGAATCTGAAAAACTACAAGAGGAGAAATCATCTTATCCACTTTATGGATGGCAAGAGCCAACAACTAAATTTTTAGGATTACCAACAGTAAAACACTATAGAACAGAGATTGAAAAGAAAGAACTCTGGGAGGCTATCAATGGGCTTGAGAACAGTTGGATTGATTACTTCTCTAATATCTATGCAAAAGAGCTAAATAGACAAAGGAGAGGGTTGGCTAATGTAGCTAAAGGTAGTCATGACTTACCTGCACTTGAAACTAATGTAGATATATTCTTAAATAATTCAAAGTTTGATAAAGAATTACTTCCATTGTTCTATTCTCTTGGGGATGATATGTCAGTTAGAACTTTTGATAATCTCTTTCCTGCACAAGATAATTTCAAAGCTGCAGATCCTGTAAATCTAGGAGTACAGATTGAGGAGGAACAAGCTATAAGAACAGTCTTTGGAACTCTATCAGGATTACTTCCAGAGGGCAGAACACTTAGAAAAGTAGTAGAGGATGGCTTCTATAGAGGACAAAGAGAAGTACCTGCAGAAGTTAGATCCTTATTTCAAGATTCACAAGCAGCAGGGTTTGTGCAAGAAAATGCTAAGAAAGTTATGAATGATTTAAATGCAACTACAAAGAAAAGAATTACCAAACAGATTACAGACACAATTAAAGAGTTTGAGGATTTAGGAATAGTTAATCCTGTTGCAGGTACTCCAGAGGGAGATAGATTCTTTAATGAGTTAGCTAAAAAAATCAATGTAGTTCTAGGAGGACAGAACTTAGGCAGAGCTAAGAACATAGCTAGAACAGAAGTAGGTAAGATTAGTTCTTGGAGTCAGCAAAGAGCTGCAAAAGCAACAGGAAAGAATTTAGAAAAAGAATGGGTGTCTAGGAGAGATGGCATTGTTAGAGAAGCACATTTTGAACTAGACAATCAAAGAGTTCCTCTGAATAGCTTTTACCTGTATAATGGGATAAAGTTGGATGCTCCTAGAGATCCTAATGCTCCAATTAGTTTGATAGCTAATTGTAGATGTACAGAAGCTTATATTGAGGTAATAGATGAATGAAATAGATAGACCAAAAAATCTTTCCTACAAGAATGCTCCTATTGAGCTAAAAGAGGATGGAGATAATAGATACATAGAGGCAGTTTTTTCATTATTTGACACTATAGATAGTGATAATGATGTAACAAAAGCCAATGCTCTTAGATCAGGATATACAGGTAACAAAGTACCTTTAGTTTGGAATCATGATTGGAGCAAAGTAATTGGCAGAGGAATCATAGAAACAGATAATCAAAAAGCTGTGTTTAAAGGATATTTCTTACCAACTGAAGCAGGTAAAGAAGCTTATGAAACTGTAAAGGCTATGCAAGATATGCAGCAATTTAGTTATGGATTTCAAGTTATGAAATCAGAAAAAGGAACTCATATAGATTCAAAAGGAGAGGAAGTTCCTGTAAGAGTATTACAAGATGTTAAAGTGTGGGAGGTTTCTCCTGTATTAGTAGGAGCACAACAAAATAGCTTTGTTCAAGCTCTTAAATCTGGATTAGAGCCTTATGATGATTTTGATACAGAGTTTGAGGAAGTAAAAGAACAAGTAGGCACAGATGAATATACTACTATGCAAGAAGCTGCTGATAGAGCAAAAGAAATAGGTTGTGAGGGTACTCATACACATGAAAAAGATGATGGCACTATGATTTATATGCCATGTGCAACACATAATGAATATGTAAATGCAGAAAAACAATACAAGAAAAAATGCACTTATGATAAAGATGGCAAGTGCATGAAAGATATGAAAGTTTCAAGTGATACTGATACAGGTATCAGTAAATCATCCCAACAGGGTATGAGGCTTGGAGAACAAGCTGTGGCTTCTCTTGAGGAGCTTAAGGCATTTACAGAGAGAATTGAGGATCTTGCTTCCTTAAAAAACTCTGAAAAAAAGACACTTAGCCAAAAATCTACAGAGATGGTATCTAAATACTTATCTGGACTAAATGCAATTTATATTAAGTTGGATGATGTCTTAGCTGAGTATGGATATGATCCTGTTAAAGATAATGAGCTATTTATTGATGTTCAAAAGAACATTATGAAAAATAATTAATAGGAGAAAATAATGGCAACATTAAAAGAGATGAGAGCTGAGAAAGCTCTTAAATCAGAGGAACTTGCTAGAATTTTTGATTCTGTTAAGGATATGTCTGAACTTTCATCAGATCAAAAAGAGGAAATCAAAAGTAGAAATGATGAATTAGCTTCTTTAGGAGAAAAGATTACTGAATTACAGGATCTTGAATCTGTTAAGAATGCTAACAATGATGATATGGAAGCATCTAAAAAAGTTTCTGGAATGCCTGTATATGGAGAGCCAGAAGTAGATGAGCCAAAATCACTTGGACAACAATTCTTAGAATCAAAGGCTTACAGTTCCTTTGTGGATCATGGTATTAAAAATATCCCTATGGAAACTAAAACAACAGTTACAACTTCTGTATGGACTAGAGATACCATCTATCAACAGGTTATTCCTGCAATAGAGCCAGATCCAAATCCTGTATTAGATCTAGTAGATAGTATCAATACAGACCAAACAACTTACTACTATCTCAGAGAAACAGCAACAAACAATGCTGCTGAAAAAGCTGAGGGTACTGCTGCACCAGAGGATGCATTTAGCTATACAGCTATTACTGCTCCTGTAGCAAAATTTATAACAACTTTGCCTATTACTGCAGAATTGTTAGAGGATCAAGCAGGTGCAAGAGCATACTTTGATGGTAGATTAGCTAACCATGTACTACAAAGACTTGAAAAACAGTTTATTGGAGGAAATGGTACAGCTCCTAACATTCAGGGTGTTGTAGGCACTACAGGTGTAAATCAAGTAATTTACACAGCAGGAGCTTTTCCTGCAAATGTAGGTGGTAAATTAAGATCAATCCTAGAGGGCATTAAAGACATTGAAGTAAATGGAAAACTTTTTCCTGATGCTATGGTTATGTCACCAGCTGCTTATGAAGCATTGGCAGGACAAGTTGATGGAAATAACAATTTCATGCTTGGTGCTGCTGCACAATCTGGAAGCCCAACAGTATGGGGTGTTCCTATTGTAAAATCATCACAAATTGGTGGTGCTGTTGGACAAAATACTGATGTTCTCATTGGTAAATTTGGTGGTGGATTAGCTGCTAACCATGTCTTTAGGAGAGGAATGGAATTACAAATTTCTGATTCTGCTGCTGATGGAGATTTTGGTAAGGATATCCTTACTGTTAAAGCTTCATTAAGATATGCAAGTGCAATCTATAAGCCACAAGCATTTACAAAAGTTGAGGGTATAGAATAAATTAAATTATGAAAGAGCAGAGCCAGAGATTAGTAATGACTACTAATGTTATAGGCTCTGCTTTTCATACAGGAGAAAATATGAAAGTAGTACAAAAAGAAAGTGAAATGATCTGGAAATGCAATAGAACTAAAAAATTTGCACAGGGAGCTAAATCTCCTTTTGTTAGTTCTGTTTTAGTTGCAGGTATGGGAGATCCTATTCCAGATGTTAAGCTTGAAAAAAAAGCAGTTAAAAAAGTAGAAAATAAAGCTGTTAAGCCATCAGAAAACAAATAATTAAAAGGAGTTAGATATTGAGTCATCAATATGTAGATAAGAACACCTTAAAGACTTGGATGGGCTTATCAGGATCAACACAAGATACAAATTTAGATGTAGCATTAGATGCAGCTTCTGCTGCCATTGACTCTTATTGTGGTAGGCAATTTACCATATCTGCTGCAGTAGAAACTAGATTGTATGATTGTGAATTTATGGATTATGCAGATGTTGATGATATTGCTACAACAACAGGGCTTATAGTTAAAACACTTAATGCTGATGGCTCTGTAGCAGAAACATTAACACTAAACACAGATTATTATTTAGCTCCTTATAATGCAGATAAAGTAGATCCTATATTGCCATTTACTAAAATTATTATGGCTTTAGAAAAATCAGGTAAAGTTTTACCTACAGAACATAGACAGGGATTATCAATTACAGCTAAATTTGGTAGCCCAATACAAGAGGGAGCTAATCCTGTACCTGCTGCAGTTATACAAGCAACATTAATTCAAGCATCAAGATTCTTTCAGAGAAAAAATAGCCCAATGGGTTTTTCTGGTAATCCAGAAACAGGACAACCTGCTGTGGTATTTTTATCAGAACTAGATCCTGATGTTAAGAATTTAGTAAAATCATTTAAAAAGACAACAATTACTCTTGCATCAGGCAGACCATATGTAGGACTTACTGCAATAAATACCAATAGACAGTATGACAGATGAAACTAACACTAAATGGAGCATTAGATTTAAGTAGATCTATAAATTCACAAACTATCTGGAATAAAAGAAGTAATGACTTCTTTAACAACTTAGCTAAAGAACTTAAGGATGATTCTTTAAATGCACTAGAAAACAAGCCATCTCCTAAATCACAAGCAGGTAGAGGCAACAAAAACACAGGTAAAACTAGGAGATCTGTATTTACAGCTAAGTTAGGAAATACAAATAGGCTTAGGATGTCTGAGGGCTTTAAATTAGCTACAGATCTTAATTATGCTCCTTTTATTCATGGTAAGCCAATATATAGAGGATTTAGCCCAATAAAGAGAACAAGACCATTCTTTCCTCCTTATCAAGAGGGATCAAGTCTTGCTAAGTGGGCTAAAAGAGGACAGCCTAAAATGAATCCTTTTCTTGTTGCTAGAGCAATATCTAAGAGAGGCTTAAAGATGAAGCCATTCATAGGTGGTGTAGTCTTTGAAAAACAGAAAGATATTAAAGAGGGTGCAGAGGATATGTTAAGATTAATAGCAAAAGATATAGCTAGGAGTGTTAGATAATGGCTTTATTAACAAGCATAAGAGATGGCTTAAAAACAAGATTAGAAACAATATCTGGACTTACAGCAAGTGAGTTTGTTCCAGATTATATAGTACCTCCAATAGCACTTGTAGCTCCTTTGAATAGTCTTAATTATGATTCAACAATGGGTAGAGGAGCAGATACTTATGAAATACCTATAGTTGTTTATATATCAAGAATAGATGCTCAAACTTCACAAGATGAGGTAGATGCTTTCTTAGCTTCATCAGGAGCAACATCAATTAAAGCTGCTATTGAGGGAGATCCAACTTTGGGAGGAGCAGCTATGTCTGTTAGAGTAATAAGTGCAACTGATTATGGAGAATATGAAGTAACACAGGGTACTAGCTATCTTGGTGTAACATTCAATGTAGAGGTAATAGCATGAAAGTAAAAATATTAATTGGAAGTAACTTTCCAATAAACAAAAAAGAAGTAAGAGCTGAAGCAGGAGAAGTTTTAGAACTGCCTGATAAAGTGGCTAAAGCATTAATTAAGAACAATGCAGCAGTTAAGTTTGATAGTAAAATAATGAAAGAGGAGGAGGAATAGTAGATGCCTACATTTTCACATGGTAAAGATGCAGTAGTTTTATTAGATAACACTAATCTTTCAACAACATTAACAGATGCCTCCTTATCACTTACAGCTGATGTAGCAGAAACTTCTACATTTTCTACCTCAAGTAAAACTTATGTAGCAGGATTAAAAGATGGCACAGCTACTCTTTCTGGTTATTTTGAAAGCTCTAGCCCTGATGCAGATGCTGAGTATTTAGCTCAGTTAGGAGGCTCAGGGGCAGCATTCTCTATTGCCCCAATAGGATATACTAGAGGGAATGCTGTATCTTTTGGAACTACAATAGAAACTTCTTATGATAGATCAGCAGATGTAGGCTCAGTTGTTGCAGTAGCAGTAGCATTCCAATTTAGTGGAGATGCTTTTGATGGTAAGTCTTTACTTACTCCAACTGCTGTAACAAGTACAAGTAATCAAACATCAGTAGATTTTGGAGCTGCAGGAACTAATGGGGGTGCAGGAGTTCTGCATTGTACAGTAAGTTCTGGAAGCCCAACTTTAGATGTTAAAATACAAACAAGCTCTGATAATGCTTCTTTTTCTGATTATATAACTTTTACTCAGGCAACAGGAACAACATCAGAATTAAAAACAAGTGCAAGTAATCCTGCTAGATATGCAAGAGCAGTTCTTACCTTTGGTGGATCTGGTAGCATAACAGCAGCAGTAGGATTTGCACAGGGATAAATTAAAGAAATAGGAGAAAGATAAATGCCAACATTTACACATGGAAAGAGTGCAGCTTTTAAGATTGATGACTCTGGAGGAACATTAAGAGATATTTCTAATGTTTTAACAGATGTTGCTGTTTCAAGAACTGCAGATGTAGCAGAGGTTTCAGCATTTTCTAATAGTTCTAAAGCTTATGTAGCAGGACTTAAGGATGCAACAATAACAATCTCAGGCTCTTTTGATGCAACTGTTGATGGTTACCTTAAAGGAATACTAGGTGCTGAGGGATCTTTTGAGTTCTTTCCAATAGGAACTACAGGAGGAAATCCTAAGGCTTCTGGAGAATGTATTATGACTAGTTATGATAGAACTCCAGATGTAGGAGGAGCTGTTACTTTTACAGCAGCTTTTCAAGTTTCTGGAGATGTAACTGAGGGAACTGCTTAAAATATAACTTAAGTAATTTACAACAGAAAAGAGGTTAGGATGAAAAGACTTAAATTAGATGATATATCTAATGCTCCATCTCTACCAGAGAAAGAAATTGAAATACCTGAATGGGATGCAACTGTTCTAGTTACAGGCTTAACTAAAGCTGATGCAGTAGAAATCAATGAACTATCTGAGAAAGAGGGAGTAAGAGATGAAGTTCTTTTTGAAAAACACCTTTTGCTCAAAGGGTTAAAAGATCCACAGTTTGATGATTTAGATCAAGTTGAGGAGTTTTACAGTAAAGCTACACCTAGTATTGTAGATAAAATTCTTATAGGGATTTATAGGTGTATGGCTTGGACTAAGGAGGATCAGGCTTCTATAGCCTCTGAGTTTCCAGAATAATACAGAGTTGGCTTTTGAATTTAGATTAGCTTTAGATTTAGGCATGACAGTAGATGCTCTAAGAAAGTCTATGAGTATGCAAGAATTTGAGTCTTGGAAGTTATACTACATAGATAAGAATAAAAAAGAGCAAAAAGCTATAACAGAGGCTAATGCTAGAGCAAAACTGAGGAGATAATGGCAAGAGCAACTTTAGAAATGTTCCTAAAGCTAACAGGAGCAAATAAAACATCTCAGGGATTAGATAAAGTATCTAAATCAACTAAAGAACTTGATAAAGATGTTAAGAACTCTGCAAAAAATAATGAACAGTTTGCAGCAGGTATGTCTGGGCTTGGTGCAACAGCTATTGTTGGTGCAGCAGGTTTAGCAGCTAAATCTCTTTTAGATTTCTCTATGTCTGCTATACAAGCAGCTAGTTCAGCTCAAGAAGCTGCAGGAGCTTTTGGAACAACTTTTGGTGGAGCTGCAGAACAACTTAACAAACAACTTGCAGAAAATGCTAATTTATTTGGTTTAACACAAGCAGAAGCACAACAATTAGTAGCTGTTTTAGGATCTGTAGCACAGGGTGTTGGTTTTACTCAACAGGAGTCTGCAGATTTATCATCAGAATTATTTAATCTTGCAGGAGATATTGCATCATTTAACAACATAACAGCAGGTGCAGAGCCTGTTCTTAGAGCTTTCAGATCAGCTATTGTAGGAGAGAGAGAGGCATTAGCTACCTATGGAATCAAAGTTTTAGAAACTGAGGTGCAACAAAAAGCACTAACAATGGGATTAGCTGCATCAGTTGATGCTTTAACTTTACAAGATAAAGCTCTTGCAACAACTGAATTAATATTTGAAAAAGCAACAGTGCAGATTGGTAATGCAAAAAGGGAGGAGGATGGTTTTGCTGCACAAACATTAATAGCTAGAAGTGCATCAGCAGAATTAACAGAACAACTTGGAGAGCAATTAGTTCCTGCAGCAGGAGAAGTATTAAGAGTATTTAATGAGATTAGAGAGGATTCTACTCCTGCATTAATAAATAGGTTTTCAGATTTGAATTTACAAGTTTTAGGACTTGTTTCTGTATTTGAGGGATTGAGAGATGTTTTATCTTTCAACAATGATGCTACAGAGGAAAATCTTAGATCAAATTTAGCTTCTGTTAATTCAATAACAAGAATAGGTGCTGCATTAAAAGCATTAGGAATTTTAAGAAAAACAGACATAATGGTAGAAAAAGCTCAAGAATTACAAACACAAAGATTAACAGAGCAATTTGAAAACTACAATAATGCACAAGAAAAAATAACACAATCTTTTGTTAGACATAGACAGGGTATAGCTATTACTAGAGTAGCTACACAAAAATATGGAGAGGAAATAGATAAAAGATTTAATCCTATTTTTGGAGAACAAAACTCTTTAATTTTAACAAATATCCAATTAGAAACAGATAGAAAGAAACTATTAGATTTAATTACTGATGCTAATGCAGGTGTTGCATCAGCTACAAGAAATAGAAATCAAGCTGCTAAAGAATTAAATGAATTACAAATACAGGAAAATGTTAGAGATGCAGAAGCAGCAATTAGAAAAGCAGAACTACAAACACAGATAGCTTTACTTAATGATGCAAAAGCCAATGGCAAAGATGTTACATTAGATCTTGCTTTAGCTGAGGCAGAACTTGCAGAAGCAGAGTTTGAATTAGCTAATGATTCAGATAGATTAACACTTGCCAGAGAAAGATTAGATATAGCTGAACAAAACTTACAAAGAGCTGTAGAAAATCAAGAAAAAGCAATACAAAAAAGAAATGATGAATTAATTAGATCTATAGATTTAACAGATAAACAAGTAGTTTCTAATAAAAAACTTATAGATCAGGGAGCATTATTAGCACAATTTAGAGCAATAGAAACAGCTCCATTAAGTAGATTTACACCTACACCAGAAACTACACCTGCTCCTGTTGTAGCACCACAAACTACAGTTTCTGCTCCTGCTACAGGTGGTGGAGGACAAGAAATTCAAATAACTTCTAATGTTGTAATAGAGGATGAAACTATTGCTACTACAATTCAGAAAGTTAATACTAAATTACAACAACAGGGCAAAACTTTTGCTATAAGATAATGAGTGTTGCTTTTGATTCTAATGTTAACTTAATCTGTGAAATAGCTTTTGACAGTAATCCACTAGATACAACACAAACATTTACTGATGTATCTGCTTATCTAAGAGGATTTGAAACTACAAGAGGTAGAATTAGTGAATTAGCAGAGTTTCAAACAGGTACAGCAACAGTTACTTTAGATAATAGAGATAATAGATTTTCTCCTAATCAAACAACACATTACTTTGATTCATCAGCAGGTAGAACAAAAATACAACCACTTAAAAGATTGAGAATTAGAGCTGTATATGATTCAACAACTTATGATTTATTTCATGGCTTTGTTGAGAGCTTTCCTGTTCAATATGCAGGACAGGGTGCTGATTCTGTAACAAAAATAAGAGTAGTTGATGCTTTTAAGCTATTTTTTAATGCAACTTTAGATGGTGTTGGGTGGAGGTTAGGTATTTCTAAACTAGGTACTGCAACTAGGCTATCACTTACTCAAGCACAAGAAAAAAGCTCTGTAAGGGTTAAAAACATACTTGATAGCTTTGGATATAGCAATCAAGCAATAAGTACAGGACAATTAGATGTACAAACTCAACCAGATACAGATGATCTTTTGACAGCTCTAAGAAAAGTAGAAACTGCTGAAAATGGTACATTTTTCATAGCAGCTAATGGAGATGCAACTTTTAGAGACAGAAACTTTAGATTAACCAATACAACAACTCCATCAGCTACTTTTGGGCAGGGTGGGGGAGAGTTACCTTATGTTGATATAATTTCTGCTTATGATGATAATAAGATTGTTAATACAGTACAGAGAACAAGAACAGGTGGATCAACACAGATAGCTATAGATTCTGATTCTGTAGAGAGATTTGGAGCTCATGTTCTTACAGAAAGTGCAACACTAAATGTTTCAGATGCTAATGCTTTATCTATTGCAGATCAAAAGGTAGTAGCTAACTCTATACCACAAACAACTGTAGAGAGCTTATCTTTTGCTCCTCAACAAAATGTAAATCTCTGGGAGAAAGCATTAGGATTAGAAATAGGAAGTTTTGTTGAAGCTAAAGTAACAACTCCATCAAGCACAGTAGAAACTTATGATTTGTTTATTGAAAGAATAAAGCATAAAGTAGATGCTAGAAACAAGACTTGGAATTGGCAGATTGGGTTATCTCCTGCTGAAACAGGGGCTTGGATTCTTGGAGTTAATAGGTTAGGAATTGACACAAACTTAAGTTATACTTAGATAAATTATAAGGAGATTTTTTTATGGCAGCAGGTGGATGGTTTGATTGGAGTACAGGAGATCTGGTTACTGAGGCTAGATTTCAAGATATTCAAGATTCAATAGTCTTTATATTTGCAAGTGAAGCAGCAGCAAACTCTGCTCTTACAAACAAAGTAGAGGGAACTGTATTTTATGACACAGGAGCAAACTTACTTAAAGCATGGAGTGGATCTGCTTGGATTGGAGCAGAGGCAGGAGATATTGAGGGAGTTACTGCAGGAACTAACCTAAATGGAGGTGGTACTTCTGGAACAGTAACAGTTAATCTTGATTCAACTGTAACAAGTGTTGCTTTGCAAGATTATTCAGAAGTTGATGTAGCAGTAACAAGTTCATCTGGAGTTGTAGCTATAGATATGAACAATGGAAACACAGGATCTATAACACTTACAGAAAACATTACAGATATAGACTTTACTAATGTTCCTGCTAATGGTGTTTCAACATTTACACTTCAAATAACTCAACATGCTTCAAGTGCTAAAACAGTTGCAATTAATGCAGTAACTGTAAATGGTGGTGGTAATGTGACTGCAAAGACAGCAGGTGGAGCAGGATATACAGTTTCAACAGGTGCAAATGCTATTGATCTAGTTACATTTTTGTTTTTAGATGCAGGTACACCATTACTAAATGCACTACAGAATTTTAGTTAGGAGTAACTTATGCCATTAGGTGCAAGTAGATTTGGACTTCTAGGTGGAGTTGCAGATTTAGGTAAATTAGAATTAATTGAAACTCAAACTGGAAGTGGTGTTACATCTGTAGATTTTACTTCAATTCAAGAAAGTACATACAATGTTCATTTTATGACTTTAAATAATTTTGGTTATTTTGAACAATCACAAAATATGGGATTTAGATTTTATGAAAGTGGAACTTTAGAAACAGCAGGAGTTTATCAATATGCTTTTGAAGCAATTGAAGTTGGTGGTACAACAGGGCAAATAAAATTAACAACAAGTAATTTAATTAGATTAGACCAAACAGGTAGTCAAGGTATGACTTTAAATTCTTATGCTTATTTTTATAATTTAGGGGACAGTTCAAAATACAGTTTTGCAACTTATCACAGTATGGTTGAAAGAATATCTGGTGGAAGTTATGCAACAAATACAGGTACAAAATTTGGTAGTGGAGTTTTACCACAAACAAGTTCAGTTGATGGAATAAGAGTATTAACTACAGGTGCTAATAATTTATCTGAAACTTATACTATTTCTCTATATGGAATTGCAGAAAGTTAAATAATGGCAGTAGGTAATTTAGAATTTATAAAATCTGCTAGTGCAACAAGTGCAACATCAATATCTGTTACTGATTGTTTTA